ATACGGCTACCGGAGAGTACTTGGAGAGAAGTATCGCCTGGTCAGGAATTGTAAGGCGTGAAGCGAGTAAGGCGCAGCTGAAGGGGATTTTTTATAAAGCGGATGGAGGATTTGTGGATGTTCCTCTAGGCAGCCGCTTCTCTCTCGATATGCTGAATTATATTGCCGTGGAGAAGTTATCTCCTGGAGTGTATCGGCTGGAAAGTGAAACTGCTGGAGAAGAAGGAAGTCGATACTTCGGCTCTTTGCTGCCAGTGGATTATATTTCAGACCTTGCGCGTGGGGAAATAGCTGCTCTATTGATTCCCGGAGAGAACGAAGAAACCGATGAATCGCTACGCCAACGTTATTTGGATTCAGCCAGACGCCCAGCTACTAGCGGAAATAAATATCACTATATGGAGTGGGCGATGCAGGTTGTGGGGGTGGGAGGTGCACGTGTTTTTCCGTTATGGAACGGCCCTAAGACGGTGAAAGTGATTGTTGTGGATGCCGAGAAACTTCCTGCTTCTGAGCTGCTGGTGACTAAGGTTCAGCATTACATTGATCCGGTCTCTGGCGCGGGTGAGGGACAAGCCCCCGTAGGTGCAGTTGTAACAGTAGCATCGGCAACGGGAAAAAGTATTAGTATAAGCGCAAAAGTAACCCTTGCTTCAGGTTATGCACTGCAAGCTGTAAATGATGAATTCAAGGGGATTCTTGAGAGTTATCGCAAGGAGAAAGCTTTTTCAGCAACCTATATTAGCCAGTCTGTAGTCGGGGCACTATTGCTAGCTACTGAGGGAGTCGCGGATTACAGTGAGCTGAAGCTGAACGGTGGAGCGGGCAACGTAATGTTGAACGAAGAAGAAGTACCGTTGTTCGGCAATGTTTTACTGGAGGTGTAGCATGGGGTATCCAGAACAAATTGATATATTTCAAGACAAGCTAAATAAAAAAGCTAATGGTAGCAGCTATGTTATCGAAGAGAGATTATCGCTTGTAAATGGCGCTTACAGTGGTTTGCTTGCACATGACAACATTAATAACCAAACTATTGCGGTGTACACGGGGTCACAGTATTCCGGGATCGAGCTACGCAATTTCACTGTGTCTTTTCCGGATGAGGCGCCGTGGCGGCGGTTGATTAAGATTTTTGCCGATGTGCCCGAGGTATATGTAACTTATGAAACCCCCGGGGATACCGTTGAAGCGGATGATATTAATGGTTTGCAAGGTAGCCTTACAGCCGTACAAAGTGAACTAGAGCGTTATAAGAGCAAGGGCCAGATTGACGGAGGATCATTTAGAAGAGAGGTGTAAAATGGCACAGACCATACAAATAAAGCGGGGTACTAAGGCTGAACTAACGAGTTATGGAGTCTTGAAGGCGGGTGAGCTTGGTTTTTGCAGTGATACTAAGGAAGTTTATATTGGTGACGGCACGTCTAATTCCATGGTCGGAAGGGCGCTATCGGGTCCAGAAGCTTCGCGTCCGGTTGCAGGAGCCGTTGGCCGTTTGTATTACGTGACTACGGGTACCAATAGCGGATATTTATATTTTGATGATGGGGCAGCTTGGCGGCGAGTGAACGCGCAGAAGCTTAGCGATCTGACAGGTACAATTGACGATATCGCTGATGGAGCAACTTATGCGAAGGTGCTTAAAGCGGATATTAGTGCGGGACATATCAACAAAGTATCAGATGGTACGAACGTAAAGACTGCGGCTGAGATTAAGACTCACATTGACGATGTGACCAAGCATCGGACGATCAATGATGCCGGGACTACGATTACAGACTTGTGGTCTGCACAGAAGATTAAAAATGAAATTGAGCTGGCCAAGCATAACATCGAACCGCAAGCGTCGGTAAAAGATCAGAACCTGCTGGCTCCACCTGCCAGTCCGGTTGAGGGGGATCGATATATTATTCCAGCAGGGGCAACCGGGGCATGGGCGGGGAAAACGAATCAAATTGTTGAGTACCAATCTGCTGCATGGGTATTTTATGTTCCTGCCGTAGGCTGGACCGCTTACGTCGATGATGAGCAGAAGATTTATAGCTGGAATGGCAGCGCATGGGTTCGTACGGGTGGTGCATTACAGACCATTACAGCTGGAAACGGACTGATTGGTGGTGGTCAGGCCGATGCTGTGACGCTGAATATTGGTGCAGGCAATGGGATCACGGTTACTGCAGACGCCATTGCGGTTACAGCTGGAAAAGGGATCACTGTAGATGGAACCGGTGTAGCTGTAAGTGTGGATGGAAGCAGCATCATTTATGATGCTGCGAATGGCAATAAACTTACTGTAGCCAGTATTGATGGCGGAACATTCTAGGGGGCGGGACAATGGCTTTAAAGACATTGATTCAAATACGCCGCGGCTTGGAAAGTGCGATTGGCGCACTGGCTATTGGTGAACTTGGCTACTGTACTGACACTGGTAAGCTATATATCGGTTCTGCTGCTGGGAATGTCTTGCTAGTTGCGGCACAAAGTACCGGGGACATGCTGAAAAGCATTTACGATACGAATAACAATGGCAAGGTGGATTTTGCGCAACAAGCGGATAGTGTAGCTTGGACGGGGGTAGCGGGGAAGCCATCCGTGTTTCCTCCAGCGGCGCATACACATGATTATCTGCCTAAAGGCCCTCTAACCTGGAATCAACTGAAGGGGGTGTGAGGATGAGTTACGGCAGCTCTTTATTCAGCGAATTATTGTATTCCGCAGATGAAGATTCGAATCATCCGGGTGAAGTCGAGGCGCCTGATCTAATGCAGTATTTGCCGGATTATTATAAAGATGTCCGCGAAATGGAGAAGCTTCAGGAGACCATCGGGCTAGAAATTGGTGGACTGAAGGTAGGCACTATAGATGTACTGGATCAGGCGTTTGTTGAAACGGCAACAGTAAGCCTTGGACGTTGGGAAGCTGAGCTTGGACTAAATATTGATTCATCTAAGTCATATGCCACACGCCGAGAGATGATTAAGGCGAAGCTGCGTGGAAACGGGACAACAACGCCGGAGATGATCCAGCGGACAGCGTCCGCTTTTTCAGGTGGAGTGGTAGAAGTTAAGGAAGTACCTGATGAGTACCGTTTTGAGATTCATTTTGTAAGTACGCTGGGCATTCCTCCCAATATGGCAGGGTTGATTCAAATCATCGAAGAGATTAAACCTGCGCATTTGGCTTATGAATTTGTGTTCAGCTATACCTGGTGGGACTCCGTTAAGGTTTTGACCTGGGAGAATGCTCACAGTAAGACATGGAACGAATTACGAACTTATAGATAGGAGAGTGACACATGCAAACCACAGGAAATTTGGGATTAAAGAAGCCCGAGGGAACAGATATCGTTGATATTGCCGATCTGAACGGGAATATGGATATCTTGGATAATGCAGTGAATGGCAAGGTCGATAAGGTTACTGGTAAACAACTGTCTACGAACGATTACACCGCAGTTGAGAAAACGAAGTTGGCGGGGGTTGCTACGGGGGCAACGAATTATACACACCCAGCTACCCACCCAGCAGCTATTATTGCTCAAGACGCTAGTAATCGGTTTGTTACAGATGCTGAAAAGACGGCGTGGAATGCTAAAGAGACTCCAGCTGGCGCTCAGGCAAAAGCGGACGCAGCGGTCGCGGCGGGAAAAGCGGACTATATTCGTCAGCCGGGGTATGCTGCCACTAGTGGCACAGCTACAGCTTATAGTGCAGTTCTAGCCCCAGCGCCTACGACAATCCCGGATGGATTCGGTATCACTATCGTTCCACACGTAACCAATGGTGCAAGCCCTACGCTCAGTGTTAACGGACTTGCAACGGCGCCTCTTAAAGATCAAAAAGGCGTAGCTTATGCAACTGGGAAGCTCATCGCTGGGAAACCTTATACGTTCCGGCGTGTGGGTACGGATTTTTTGGCAGATAGCGCGGGTGGCTCTGGTAATGCGGTAGCAGGAGACATTCGCGCAGGAAAAACGGCGGCAACAGACGCAGGGGATATTACAGGCACACTCCCGGTTCAAGCTGGTGGTACGGTCACTCCAGGAGCAACTGCTGTCGTTAAGGCAGCCGGAATTTATGATGCAGCTATCACGGTTGCAGCTGTTACGGTGCCAGCAGATAAGGTGCTTGCAGGAACTACAATCGCTGGTACTGCTGGTACTATACCTATAAAAGCAAACGGTACGGCAAGTGCCTTAGCAGCACCTTCTGGTTCAACAGGGCTTAGTGTGGGCGTACCAGTCGGTGCCTACTTAGATACTTCGGGATTCGGTGGCCAATCACCATTCGTAAATATAGATGATCCTGATTTTATCGCCGCAAATTTTCGGGCAGATAAAAATATTTTCGGGAAGCAGGGCTCTATTCCGGTTATAACAGTGGGTGGAGATCCCGCTATAGGGGTAGCAAGATGGCCCGATGGGGCATTAGCAGTTTATCCAAGCGAAGGATACCGCAAAGGTGGAGCGGGTGCAGGGGAACTTAAGGTGAGTACGGCACAGTTAAAACTAGCAGACAGCGCTTTAGCTCCGCAGAACATAATGAATGGTATATCTATTTTCGGTGTAGGTGGTACGTTGCAGCCTAGATTATTTGCCAGCGGAACGATAAATGCCGTAGAGGATGGAACCGTAACCGTTACTGGATTGTCATTTACGCCAGTGATAGCGGCGGTAGATTATGGTCCCGGTGGAAACAGTCAAGCTATAGGTATGACTATGGATGGTAGAACTATTCGGGGGTATTACAATGGTGGCGGTAATGTGATTATGCCATATTGGGACATACTTCCGGGGGGCTTCAGGCTTGGTTATGGGTTCAATAGTGGTACTCCGTATAAGTGGTGGGCGTGGGGCTAAGAAAGGAGGGAGATAAATGGAAATAGGCAGAAAGATATATTATGACAAAGTAACGGGCACCGTTTTAGCCGATCTTGGAGAGCGTCAAGGTGGCGTGGCAGAAACAACTACAGAATATGACTTCACCGTTTATAAAGCTTTATCAGAACGGCCCGAAACGGTGGTCTGCTTGCAGCTTGAATATGGTGAGTATGAGCATGACTTTGCAGAGTGTAACGGATATCGTGTAAACGTCGAAACGGGCGAGCTAGAGTTTAGTTATCAAGATTCTAATGAAACGCTTGAGTAGCGCAGGAGCCCGCATATATTGAACCGTTGACGAAGCAAGTTACACTACTCAAGTCACAGGTCAAAGCGGTAATAGATAGTGCGGATTTGATGGATGATGTTATCGCCGAAATTGCAGAAGTTATATACAAATAAACTGGATTGGAGTTGATTTATTATGATGGCAACATTTTTTGCGCAACGAGTAGTATTGGGAAAGCCCGAATTTAATAACGTGCCTTCAAAGCTACAAAACGAGGTTAGAGAAATCCTTATTGATAGTGCCTTGATTATCTAGCGGAAAAATAAAAATTATACACTAAAGCCCTCGGATCCCCGAGGGCTATTTATGTTAGGGGGATGGGTATGGGAGTGGAACAATCCGAGGTTTTGCAACGAATAACGAGAGTAGAAACGAAAGTGAATGAAATGGATAAAAAGTTAGATCGTGCGATTGCTGCTCATGAAACGGCTGTAGAGGCATTATCATCAGCAAGGCTAGCCCATCAAAGATTAGACAAAATCGAAAAAACCATCTTTTGGTTAGAGACAACTATAGTCGGTGCCGTGATAATGGCAATCATAAAATTTACTATGGAGGGTGGGAAATAAATGGAATGGAATGCAATCGCAAATTTAATTAAACCTGAGTTGCTGTTTATCGTTGCTGGATGCTGGGTGATCGGATACATCCTTAAGCAAACACCGCGAGTGCCTAACTGGGCTATTATTTATTGGGTCACACTGCTGGCTATTATTAGTGTTTGTTTTACTCTTGGATTTACTATAGATAGTATTGTTCAAGGTATTTTATGCGGGGCTATGGCTGTGTATGGTAATCAACTCATCAAGCAAGCACAAAAGGGAGCTAACAAGTAATGGCACTAATACTTGAACAAGTCAAAGCAAAGTCGGTAAAGAACTTGCTTGGTCTGAATCCGGTAGTCTTAGCGGCTGCAACGACGCTGATTGAGCGCTGTTATGCTCGCGGAGTAAATATTCTCATTACACAGGGACTTCGAACAATTGCCGAGCAGGATGCTCTTTACGCACAAGGACGCACCAAACCCGGAGCGATTGTCACCAATGCGCGGGGTGGGTATAGCTATCATAATTTTGGGTTGGCCGTAGACTTTGCTCTTTTGTTACCCAGTGGATCGAGTGTGTCATGGGATATGTGCCGGGACGGCAATAACAATCAGATCGCAGATTGGCAGGAGGTTGCGAAAGAGGCGAAGGCGCTGGGCTTTGAGTGGGGTGGCGATTGGACGAGCTTTAAGGACTACCCACATTTTCAAATGACGTTTGGCTTAACGCTCACTCAGTTACGTGCAGGGGGCAAGCCCTCAATATCCGCAGTGGAGGCAGCGTACAAGATCATCAATCGGAAGGTGGAGGAAGAATTGAAGAGCGAGGTTATTGCTGTCGTAAAGGTTAACGGGGTTAAGATTGCAGATGGAGTGCTTGAAAAAGGTATAACCTACGTTCCCGTACGTGTTATTGCAGAAGCGCTAGGCGCACAGGTAGGTTATAATTCCGCCACTAGAACGGTTGAGATTACAAGTATTCACTAAGGAGGTATCTAACATGGAAACTATAGAGATTTTAGATGATGTTATGGCGTTTGCTTCTATATTAGCTGTATTCGTACTGGCTCTGGTTCAATTGGTCAAAAATAGTATCAACATCCCGCGTAATGCAGTCCCGATTATTGGACTATTAATAGGTTTGCTCATCGGAGCGGCAGCGTATCCTTTTACCGAACTGGATATCGTCCTTCGCTTTTGGGCTGGGGGGGTGGCTGGTTTATCTGCGACGGGGTTGTTTGAGCTAGCTTTTAAGGATCGTCCGGGGACGACGAAAGAATAGATGGATATTAGGTTCAAATCATAAAATAGGGCTGTTCCAAAAAGTCTGAATAGACCTAAGGAAGAGCCCCATTGTTTCCATCACAAGATTACATAGTTAAGCTTCAGAACGAAAGCGTATTACCCGGAAGTAAAGAGTACAGTCCTGCAAAACCTTCTCCTTCTAATATAGAAGTAACATGATCGATATGCGATTTGGGAGCATGAACGAGTACCGTCCGGCGGCTGGGAAGCGTTTGGAGCATGTCTCGAATGTCTGGCAAGCCTTGATGGACTTTATAGCGTATGAGTGAAACTTTACATCTCGTGTTGCTAGATTGCTCTACCCTAGATTGTTTAACGAGACGGTGTCCGAGGCTACCCGCTGCCAAATGTCCCGTAAAAATCACATGGTTGTCAGGAGAAGCAGAGAGCTGATGAAAGTACTCTTGTGCTTTTGCCGACTGCATCATCCCATCATTGGTAAATACGATTGCGCCCTTGAGATTCAATAATGCCTTTGCGCGGTCGTCTGGGTTAGATA